CCTGCTGCTATAGCATTTGCTACGAATTGTGTGGTAGCGATTTGTGTGTTATTTGTTCCATTGGCTGCAGTTGGTGCAGTTGGAGTTCCACTGAATATAGGACTAGCTAAGTTAGCTTTAGTACCCACTAATGTTTGTACAAACGCAGTAGTAGCAACTTGTGTATTATTAGTTGAACTTGCTGGACTGCTATTCATTACTAAATTACCAACAACAGAGATTGTACTACCTGTTAAATTAATTGAGCTTAGTTTAGCGTTAGCAGTGCCAGTACCAGCTATAATTACTGTATTAGCACCTAACCATGCTTGACTATTTCCTACTCCACCTGCAGGAGCAGATATTTGTAATTGTGCTCCTACATTGTCCTGACATTCAACCGTGAAGGTTGAACCTTCAAAATTTTGCCCTAAATCAAAACTAGCATCAGTTGTATTTGATGAGAAATAATTTGCAGTTCCATCTGTAATAGAGAATTTATTAAGAGCTTGTAATCCATTACCAGCTTTGACTATAAATTGATCACCGTTAACGCTATCACCGCCATGAATATAACCGTTGATGTCTAATGATACATACCCAGCACCTCTAGTAATTTCGTTACGAGGAACAACTGTGCCAACGTTACTGATGTTACTACCATCACCGTATAGATATACAGCACGTACTATATTAGCATTGGCTTCACCTGATAGTGTAACACTGTTAGCATTCAAGTTACCACCTGAGTCAATGTTACCTATTGAAGATATTGTGCCTGCTGTTACTTTACCTGTTACAACTGCATTACCTGATATAGTTGCAGTACCTGTTATAGCTGCATTCCCTGATACATTTAAGTTACTTGCTGTACTAATATTTCCTGCAGCACTTATGTTTCCTGTTGCATTTAATCTACCTGCTAATGTTGCATTATTACCACTTATATTTCCTGTTGCATTTAAATTTGCAGCAACATTTAAATTTGAACCTGTAAATACAAGATTTGTACTGCCGGCTAAGTTACCTTGATTATTGAATACTACTTGAGTGTTAGTACCAGGTGCTGAAATGTTGCCTGATGCTGATATATACGTAGCAGATACATTTGGTACTACTACGGTGCCTGCAACTGATAAATTAGATAATGTACCAACAGTTGTGATGTTTGGTTGTAATGCAGAAGCAGCAGATAAACGACCAGTTATATTACCACTTACGCTTACATTACCTGCACTGAATGATGTAGGTGTACTTAAATTAGTTAAATTACTACCATCACCATAAAGATAAGTTGCACGTAATATACCTACATTAGCATTACCAGTTGCACTTATATTACCTGCATTGACGTTAGCTAAATTAGATGTACCTGTTACACTTAAACTTGATAGTACACCAACAGTTGTGATGTTTGGTTGTGAACTTGCATTAGCTGCTAATGTACCTACTAGATTACCACTAGCTATTAAATTAGGTACACTTAATGTACCAGCAGTTGCAATGTTAACATTAGTTAAATTACTACCGTCACCATATAGATAATTAGCACGTACTATGTTAACATTAGAATTACCAGTAACACTTAAGTTACCAGCTTGTACTCTATTTGCAACAGTTAGATTTGCATTATCAAAAGTTAATCCACTAGCGGATCTTATATTGCCTTGATAGTTATATAATAATTGTGTATTGGCCCCTGCTATACCAATATTTGTAGCAGATAAATTTGTTGCTACTACATTTCCTATTAGGTTTTGAGCATTGATATTTCCAGATACACTTAGATTAGCTAATGTTCCTACTGAAGTTATGTTTGGCTGTGAACTTGCATTTGCTGCTAAGGTACCAACTAAATTGCCTGTAGCAACAATGTTTATTGTGTTAATTGTGTTTGCTAGTGTAATTACAAATGGAGTGCTTCCTGATGTAATTGTAGCAGTATTTGTGGTGGCTGCGCTGACACCAATTTTTAAACTGTCACCTGTTTGTATAGTAATTTGTGGGATACGTGCGGTGACCGTTACATTTCCAATGTTTTGGTCTACTAATATACCTGTCCCTGCAATTACCTGATCAACACCTGTAGTCAGTGCAGTTGAATATATTTCGCTAAAATTATTCTGTACTTTTTGGAACGCTACTCTAATTGCATCTGCATCTGGATCGTTGGGGTAAGCACCAAAATCAATATTCTCTTGAGCCATAAAATCAAACCTTATAAGTTATATACTATTTATCAGTAATTTTAGAACACAGTACCCAAAAAAATAGCCCGGCGAACCGAGCTATTTTCCTAAGTTTTGGTCTTATTCTAGACCACTTAATTTTCTGTAGTCATGTAACAAGTCATTAGCTGAGTATACTTTTGACTCTTTCATTGCTAAAGGATTGTCCGCAAACTGATAACCGTCTTTATGTTGAACTTTTTCTTTGTTCAATCCACCAGAAATAACTCTAGTCATAAAGTCAATATCTTGTGTAGTTTGGTTATCTATACCGTTTGCTATTTCTTCTTCTACTGGACGTGCGCTTTCTAAGTTTTCTTCAACGGATTCTTCATCAACCATTTCATGACTTTTATCACAGCCACATCCTGATTCATATACACCGCATTCTTGACACATTTCTTCTTCAAGTGAACTATTGTCAGTATATTTGTTCCCGTCTATCTCAAATTCACCGCCTTTTGGTGTATCATGTAGTGCACCAGTAAAAGCATTTCCTTCTTCTACTTCGTCAGCATAATCGGAACCTTCTTCACTAGCAATGCTAGATAATGCTTGCATTAATTCGCCTATCTCATCACCTGCAGAAATTACTTCTACTGGTGGTTTACCATGATTTGCTATACCTGCATCATGATGTTCTGCTGAGATAGGTACTCCATAATTTGAAAATTGTTGTTCAGGTTCTTCTTGATGTTCAGTTGGACCCATGCCGCCTAATCCTGCGTTTCTTAACAACGCTAAAATATCTGCTGCATCGTGACCTGATGCAGTTACACTCACGCTATCATCTCCTTGATCGCTTTGTGTTGTTGATACTGTTATACTTTCATTAATCATACTTTCATTAATCATCTTTTCTAGTTGATGATTCCATACATCATATATCATTGATTCTTTGATGCCTGATTTAGTTGAAGTTGAGGTAGCTGGTTTTGCTTTAGGAGCTTTGCCAGTTGGACCTTCATCAGGACTTGCTGGATGATCATAGTCTGTCCAAACATTATTATATTGTCTTTCAGTTTCACGGCGATTGGCTTCTTGCGCCTTAGCTGTTGCACGATCCATTGCCTTCATTTCTTCGTCAGTGTACCCTGATGCACCAGCTTCTTTTATTGGCTCAACTTTAGTTTCTTTACCTGGCTCAAATGTTGCCTTAAGACGACCAGTACTTGATGTTGTTTCGCTTCCTGAATCAGTTTTGGTTGTCTTTAATCTTGGCTCGTCTGATTCTTTAACTGGAAAAGTTTTTCCACCTAAACTGAATGTATCTTCATGATGAGCTTTAGCTTGCTTAGCAGCATAGCTAAATGGATTTTCATCTAGTTCAGATTTTAATGGAAAAGTTTGTCCATTTGGTCTTTGTGATGGACTTGACATAGATTTATCTCTAGCTAAATCTTTCATGCGCCATAGATCAGAAGTTGATTGGTCATGCAAATCACTGATATCTTGCATGTGTCTTGCATCTGAACGAGCCATATCTTTATCACGTTGTACATCTTGTCCGTGTCTAATTTCATCACCGATTGCGTCATCTTCTTCGCCGATTAGTGTTTCATCTTTGCTATAAGCATGAATGTCTAGTGCATCACGTAGTTTATCACCCATGTGACCTGTTGTCTTGAACTCAGCGATTTCTTGCTGCAGTTCTTCTAACATCTCATCAACTTTACGTTGCTTCTCAGTCATCATTTCTTGAAAATTGATGCCTTCTTTAATTTTTTCTTTTCTTAACATTTTAAAATCCTGTGCATCTAATTTGCCATTTTTATTTTTGTCAATCTTTTTCTGTCCGCCTTTTAATTCTTCTGATAAATCTTCATCATAATTATCATACTTGTCACGAATAGTATCTAGTTTCTTTTCACTAGCACCTTCACGACCTGCTTTAGCTAGTGCTTTCATGCCGTCTTTACCGTACTTTTCGTTACCTTTGGCAGCACGACTCATATCTTCATCTACACCTTGCTTTTGAATATTGTCAGCATAGAATTCACTGCTTGCTACTTTTCCGCCATTCTTTTCAGCATATGCTTTAGCACTGTCACGAGATTTAAAGCGTTTTACTTTGCTACCATCATGCACTACCCATGAGCCTTTTGTAACAGTATGACCAAAGTTAGTATCGCCCTTACGAGCTTCTGTCACATCTTCTTCTTTAATACCTTTAGCAATCTCATGTGCTTTAACGATTGTGCTTTTCTTTAATGGTGGTTTATCGCCAGTCATTTTTTCAGCAGCAGCCATGCCAATTGCATACTTGTTCTTAGCACGTTCCATAATTGATTCTTCAGCAGATTCAACCCAGTCTTTTAAACTAGCTTTTTTGCCACCACTAATTAATTTAGCAGCATCAGCAGCACCCTGCCATTTCTTAGAATCTTTAGTAGCATCACTTTCTTGACCGCCACGTTTCTTTTCTTCGCCTTCTTCATCAGTATCATGGTATGTACCATATTTACCAGTGTGCTTTTTACCTTTGATGTCAGCCATCTTACCTTCATCAATGATGCCATGTAATTGACCAAGTATGTCTCTAAAATCCATAATATTACTCCTTAATTCCTATTGTCTTGATAAACGTTTAATTGTTGATAAAGCTTGATTAGCTTCAACACTTTCGTTCATTCCTAAAATACTTTTAACACCTGATTTCGCTCTATCAACAACATCACTAACTTGTCCTGATGTTACATACGGAACTTCATCTGGGGCACCTCTATTAAGATTCTGTAATGCTGGACCTTGTTTTTGAGGATTTGCTATCCAATGTCTACCTTCACTGTCAGTACGATATTTAATAGTACCGCCTAATAAGCCTTTGTCAGTTTGATCGTATTCACCTGGTCTTGATGGTTTAGATATTACATTATCAGTGTTTGATAGTTCAATATCAGGAGCTACTTCGATAGGTTTAACTGTATCAACTGGGTCTATAGCTTTATTACTAGAAGAAGATTTATCATTCCCAGCTAATCTCATAAGATCAGCTAGTTCACCACCTGTAGGTTTATTTAAGTTATCCGATGATACCCTAGTTTTTGAACGTACTGCTCTCCCTGCATTAGCATTATTACTTGCTGAGTTAGCTGAAGATGAATTACTATCAGCCGGTTTAGATATACTGTTATCCGCCGGCTTTGATGAACTATCTGCTGGCTTTGATGAACTATCTGCTGATTTATCCGCAGAGTTATTTGAAGATGAATCTGTATCAGCCGGTTTAGCTGTATTATCTGCTGTATTATCTGCTGTATTATCTGCTGGCTTATCTGTTGAATTATCTGTTGAATTATCTGCTGGCTTATCTTCTGGCTTTGATGAATTATCTTTGGTATCTTCATCACCCTTAACTGAATCATAGTAACCTTTCGCACCTAATGCAATAGCTGTCGCCATCGGAAGAGCCGCTGCTTTTAATGCTTTTTTTTCTGCAGGTGATGCTTTTAGATTACTTGTATCACTATTTTGATTACCTTTATTTTTTTTCTTATTAGGATTCAATGACACTTTTTTGTCACTAGTGAAACTAGGTTCTTCTCTATTTTGATTTTTATTAGTTTTATCAGCAACTCTATTTGAAGTTGGTTCTATTTTATTAGATTTATTAGAATTTTTGTCTGAAGATTTTTCAGTTTTAGTTTCTTTATTCTTATCAGCCCAATCTTTCCATTTTTCTTGTTCTTGTTTATATTTTTGTGCTTCTTTACTTAATGGCTTATTTTGTTTACTTTTTAATTCTGCTTGGGCACGATTGACAGCATCTTTTGGTGTTTCACCTGGTTTAATTTCAATTTTTGGTTTTTGTACTTTACCTGAAACAGTTTGAGTTGTAGTTGCACTGTTTGGGGTTGTAGGTTTAACTTCTCTAGATGAACCACTAATTTGTTTTACATTATCTACAAATGTAGGTTCTATTTTTTTATTAGCAGGTACTTCTTTACCTGGCTTACTTACTAAATCTTTAATCTTTGATAAAATAGAGTTATTTGTAGTCTTAAGATCCGTTGGATTTAAATCTTTAAATGTCTGTCCTCTAGTGCTTCGTGTAACAGGAATAACTTCTGCTGTACCTGGACCTATTGCAGTTCTTCCTCTGCCTCCGGTGAATCCTCCACCTCCGTAACTACCAGGTCCCATTTCTGCACCAGGGCGACCTCTAGGTCCAAGAATCATATCCTGAGGATCTGTCCATTCAGTAATAATATCTTTGGCCTTCATTATCTACTACCTCTAGAATCTAACTTGTTTTCGATTCTATCTAACTGAGCTTGTAATAAAGAAATTTTCTCTTGGGTAGCTTCTGCTCTGATATTAGATACTTCAATCTTTTTATCTAAACTTGCAATGCTTGAATTCATAGTTAGGTAGCCACCGCCGCCTAAGCTGCAAGCGCCAACAACTATCCATGTCAACTGACTTGTAGTAAAGTCTATCATTTTATTTGTGTGCTCCGGTGCTTGGTTTTGGTTGACGTTTTACATTTGTCATTGGACTAGTTGTACCGATATTTTCTTTAGAAGTATTCTTTGCATCTGGAGTTTTAGGTGCATCAAATTTATAATCAAATGTTGGCTTCTTTGGAACTACTTTGTCTAGATATTGATTAGCATAATCTTTACTTGCTTCTTTGCCATTATCTTCTAATTCACCATGTAATAATATTGGACTATGTGAAATTTCATTCTCGTATTGTTCACCTTCTTTATTAACGCTTTCGTCATAATCAGTGGTGACTACACGAACTGCATTAATATTCTTGCCCAATAACTGTACAATTTGCTGAATCATTGGTTCAGTTGCAGGATATTTAAATTCTGCTTTGAACACATGAATTGCTTGATTGTGCAAGTCAGGGAACCCATATGGGTCTTTCTGAATTGGGGTGCTTTTCGGATCGCTGATACTTACAGGATCGAATTTTGTCAGGTTGTACTTAAACATATCAACAAAGTTCTTGTCGATATCTCCTGCGATTTTGATAGTGTAACGATATGTACGTACACTTTCTGCTAGATAGTGGCGAAAGGTTTTCATGGTTTATTCCTATTAATATTATTTATCATTATTGGTATTTTTACTAATTATGGCTTTGAGCAGTTCCGTTCTATCTAGGACCTGTCCTTCACCCAACGGAGTAGCTTCAATCTCTTTAGTTTTTTCCGTCATCTTGTGATCCAATGCTGCTTTTTTAAGCTGCAAATCAATCATTTTTAGTTTCTTGTTAATCTTAGCTGTTTTAGCTGTGATAGCATGACCTAGCATACTACTTGCTGCATTAAATATTTCACTTGCAAACCTGCTATCCACTTGCATTGCTAAATCGCTTAAATCATTGAAACTTTCTTTAGCTAGTGTCGCTAGTTCATCTAATTCAATATCAGCCATTTCTAGTCCCCTCACCTGAGGTAACGCAGCTTCTATACGTTCCAAATTAGTGTATGCGGTGGTAGTAATTTCATCTCCGATTTCTGAAATAGGACTTGTTAAATCCTCATCTTCGGAATCTAGTGGTAAGTTAAATAATTCTGATAATTTTTTTGTCATATATTATTTATTCTGGATCGGTTGTCTAAAATGTATTTTACTCTGTCCCAGGATATGCCCAAATTTAATGCGATTTGTCTTACATTCATACCAATGTCCACCAGTTCAAATACAGCAGTAAGTGACATACAAAATGCTCTCTTGCAGTTAAGGAAACTATATTTTCTTTAGAATTATCACCACCCAAAGAACTAGGTATGATATGATGTTTTTCTGTATAGCCGGTTATATTTCTATTTTTAACGTTGTTGATTATTGAATTATACCAGTTGGTATATTTGTTGTTGATAAATATCATTGCTGATTGCTCCTTTAAGCGTTAGAGTAGTTGGGATTGTCCAGATCCGCGAACTACACTTATATTTATCTTTTTTTCTTGTAATTTGGATTACCGTTAACGAACAAATCTTGCTCATTTATTACTCTGAAGGTCAATCCCTGTGCTTTGCAGTATGCATTAGCTGCTTGCCATTTAGCATGATTAATTGCTACAATTGCTCTGTCTCTTGCACTAGCTGTGCGACTTTCTATAAGACTTTGTTTCTTTGGTTTAATTTCTACGATTTCAGCACGTTTAAGACCGAACTTGTTTTCATAGATAATAAAGAAGTCAGGAACGTATGTTGTGTTCTTTCCTGTTAATGGATGACGATATGGAATTCTAATGCTTTCACTTGCCCATTTAATAACACTCTTGTTATTATCACAGAATTGCATGAAAGTAAATTCCCATCCTGATCTGTATCTAGGTTTAGTACCGCCTACATATTTTTCTGGATTGCGTATTTCGTAGACACCTTGTGCAAAGTTAGCCATTTTAGATAATTACGTTACGTTGTACGCTAGGATTGGGTAGTGGAACATTGCTTATACCATACAATGTCGTTTTTGATTGAATCGTATTCAAATAGTAAGCCATGATACTATTAACTTCTACTCCTGTTTTACCTTGTAGATATCCAAGTAATGTTACAACAGGTTCATTTGTTAATGCTGCTATACGAAATAAGATATAAGTAAAGTTTGCTGCTGCGTTGGTAGTTTTGCAAACAGATACAAAATATGAGAAAATAACATCATACTCATTTGCACCAACAGTTAGTTTACTGTCATAAAACTTATCAAAAAGTCTTACAGTGTTGTCTAATTCAGTTCTTGTAAAATCAATTAATGCCATAATTATTGAAAGGGGCTAACTTTATTCCCAGGGAAACTAAATGGTGTGTTTCTATTTGGTGTCCCTGCAGCAGCATTATAAATTGTTGATTTGATATCATTCTGTGCTGCTGTCTTTAAATTACCATTTTTGAAGGTATTATATGTTCTTCCTGCAGTTGTTATAGCTCCTAATAGATTTCCAGATTGCAAATCTTTTGAGAATCCACCAACTGCATCAATCAAACCACCTTGACCTAATATGGTTGAATTAGCACCCGGTCTTGAGATTGGACTAACAGTTGTGTCATAGTAATCTTGACCAAAATCTCTAGCACTTGCATTAGCTGTTCTACTAGTTCCACCACTAATGATTGCATTGCCATCAATTGCACCTTCACTGTATTTAACAGTTTCATATGCTAGTGTCATAGAATGTTGCATTGTGCCATTTGCTTGACTATAATCATATGTATCATGTTTAAATGATGTAATCATTGGATTGATTAGTTTGTATTGTGAAAAACTATGTTGATTAAATCCATAAATTTCAATTGATTTAAAGAACGGAGCTTTACTTGCTCCTAAAGTAACACCCAATGCTGTTTGTTGGTCTAAGTTACTTTCACCAATATAACCCCAGTCAGTATCTTGCATCAATGAAGGGTCATATATATTTCTTCTATTATAATCATAAACTTTATAGCTTGTAGCATATTCGTCTACGAATGAAGGATCTGTGGCTGAACGTTGATTATATGCTGATGTATTAGGATCACTTGCACGTTTAGTTGCATCTTTGTAGTAATATGTATAGTATGCATACCATAGATTACGTATTAAGTTTGCGTTATCATCATGGAAAGTAATGTTTACATCATCGTAATTAATTTTAGTTTGTACGATTCTTTTACGATTATATTGATTATGTGTTGATGTACTGAAACTATATCCAGGAAGTGATATTGATTTTACTGCTAATCCAAAATGTGCATCTTGAGGGAACTGGGCTTTTAATCCAATTAAATCTGTGTTTATCTCAAAGTATACATGAAATAGAAACTTGAATTTAGGACTATATGCGTATCCATTTGTTCTGAATACACGACTAGCATGTTGGAAATCTCGGAGATAATCGTTGCCGAACAAGCCACCAACGAATCCTCCGAGAACATCTTCTCCTAATAGATTTTGAAAAAATCCAGCCATCTATTAAGCAGCAGTACCGCGACCGATACCAGTAATTGTAGTACCACCTAATGCACGACCAACTGCAACACCAATTCCAGAACTTAGTGGTGAACTAATTGCATTGTCATAACGAACTACAAGTTGAATTGTAGCAGCATTACTTTCGCTATAACTCATATTGTTGTAATTAACTGATTGAATGAAGCAACCATATAACTCCCAAGTCTCAAGTACTGTTGGAGTAGCTGTTCCGTTACCACCGTCAAGTACTTCGTAGTTGAGTTGGAATTTATAATCTTGTCCAGTAGCTGCACTTGCTTGTTCAACAAAGTCCATTTGTTTCTGAATTTGTTGACCTACTAATGAAGCAACTTTACCAGTTGCATCATCACGTAGATTAAGTGTAGTAGCTGCCCAGTCATGTTTACCTGCCAGGTACATTTTACTGTTATAGATATCAATTGGTATCTCAGTGAAAGTTAACTGAGGACGTGTAATGTCTATAACCTGTCTTGTCAATTCCTGAGTAGCTCCGCCTACTCCGAAGTTTAGAAATAACGCTCTAAAACGGAATTGTAATTTCGGCATCAACAGTGCTGCTGTACTTGGGGTGTTATCTGCCCCTACAGACATATTGAACAGTGATTGTGATGCTGTTGCCATGTTTTAAATCTCCTTAATATTATTTATCGTTTTCCGCTTAAGCGAATACTTGATTTCCTCTTTGTGCTATTTCACCTGTATTCAAGACACGAACAGGGATATAAATGAACTCTGCCGCTTTTACTGGTTCAATAGCAATGTCAATTCTCAATTCGCTTCTGTCAATAACTGCAGGAGTATTGTTTGTACCATCACAAACAACTAGGTAATCATATAAACCTCTCTTAGCAACTAAGTCAACAAACAATGTTTGAACAACACCAGTAATTTCACTTCTAGTCTTAGCATCGTTTGGTTCAAATACGAACGGACGCACTGAAGTTTGTAGTTTTTCACGAATATAAGCAACTAAACGACCTACGTTAATTCTGTCTAGTGCGGTTCCAGTATCTTTACTACTCTTATTACCATAGTTTAAGAAACCAACATTTGTAAAGAATGCGATTGGGTTGATTTGATTAGTATATAATACATCACGAATACCTACACGATTCTTAATAGTTACGAACTCACCACTCATACCATCAATGTAACCAATGTTTGTAGCATTGTCAATTGTACCACGCTTTGTACCAGCTGGAGCTAACCAAGGATAAGCGATTGTATCGTTACGTAAGAATGTACGTAGAATCATATGACTTGGTGGAACTGCAACCGCAGCACCTGTTAAGTCAGTACTGATACCACTTGGGTAGAATAATCCCATGTACTCATTACGTGTTACTAATCCATCTTCGCCTGTAGCTGCTGCACCTGCTGCATTAGTAGCCCAATTTTGAATTGCAGTAGCATCATCAGGTAATCTGAATGGTGTGTCACCAATGATATATGCTGTGTTGTTTCTAGCATTGTTTAGTCCTACCATTTCAGGTTGTAGTTCTGGATAACCTGGGCAAGCAATCATGTTGAAATAGTTATCTTCTTCACGAACAGTCATGTTAGTAGAAATTACTGATTTTAGTGATTTAACTACCATTGCTCTTTGTGCTTTACGACCCATGTATGGTGAACCATCTGTCTTTAATCCACTTACGCTTACCCATGCATTCTTTACGAAAGGCAATGTTTGATCAGGGAAGCTAATACCGTTGAAGTAGTTGCCTCTGAATTGTTTTACATTGTAACCTGAACGGCGTGTGTTCCATAGTAACATACCTTGTGGGTGATCAACTCCTGAAGGAGCATCTAAATCTAAGTAGTTACTTATTAATAATGACTTGATTGTTGGGAACGGATCGCTTACTGGATCTGTTTCGTTGTTATCTGCCCAACGTGCATCAGCAAACAAGACACCATTTGATGTTACTTGATCTGTGTTATCTAATCTTACCCATTGATCAACACCGTCAGCTAACTGCCAACGATTGATTAATGGATAGTTTTCTAAGTCACTTGTATCAATCCATAAATCACCATACACTAAAACTGTACCATCGCTTTGTGCAGTTGGTGTTGTTGCTGAAATGATTGGACCATTAGGATCAGTTGCATTTGTTCCTGTAGTGATTGGATGACCGTTTGAGTCGTAATTTACTTCTCTGTAACCTTTCCAAATACCACCTTGGTTGATCATAATGTCAACTTGGTCAATAGCACTGTAATACCAATTAGTATTTTCTAATGGGTTTGTAAACGGTGCGCCTTCGTTTGCAACATATGTAATTTGCTTCCAGTTAGATACTAAATTATAGTATCCTATATTTAGGCCACCTGATACATGTGCAACTGATGTAATTGCATTTCCTGTTGAAACTGACATAACTTCAAATACAAAGTTGTTGTTTGGTGTAGCACCACCGAAGCTTGCTCCTGCTAATGTTATCTTATCACCTACTTGGTATCCACTACCACCAGAAACGATTGAAGATACAGTATAATTGTTGAGAGCAATAACTACATTAAACACAGCACCTGATCCTGCACCTGTTGTACTATATTGTGATACACCAGTGAACTCTTGTCTGGTAATTGCAAAATTAGCTATAGAACTATTTGTTGCCGCGGTTAATCCTGCATCAGTCAATGTTGTCTGATATGAATTATTTCCGAATGGTACATACATTGCAATCTCTCCACCTAACGTATGAGTTAATGCAATAGAACCATCAGTAGCAACTGTCGCTGTTGTGTTAGGAATGTTAGTAGCTGACCACGCTGTACAGAATTCTGTTGCTCCCACAGTTCCTGCAGAAGGTAATGTAACTGTATATAATGTACTATTAGTTGTTATTCCTAAACGAGGAGTACTTACAAAAACATAAATTTGTGCTGAGTTAGGTAATGTTGGATTTTTTACAGTACCTTTAACTACTGTTGGTCCAGTAGCAAGTCTTTCATAGAAATATACGTTATTGCAAAATTCATTTGATTCACTAGGTGAATCAAACACTGCTACTGTTGTGCCGGCAGTGATATTTTTACCACCAGTTGAGTCTATAGTAGCTGTTGCATTACTTATATTTCTATAAACTGATACCGGTTTTTGCACAAACGCAGCCGATGCTGTGTTAAATTTTGATAATAGTAAATTCATGCCATTACCAACGATAGAAGATTTAATCCAAACAGAACCAGTAGGGTGTGGGGTGTTTTGTCCAGTTGTCCATAATGGCATTTGTGCGCTTGAGCCATTAACTACTTGCGGAGGATAATATTTAACACCCGCAGTCATACCTAAATCTGTTAATACAGTATCAGTTGAACTAAGTTCCAAATAAGGTTGATATGCAATATCAGAAGCTACTGAATAGAATATATTTAATTTTCCATTAATTATACTTGCTTGAATGTCACCTAAACCTCTATTATTAATTGCTGCTGCAACACCAGAAACAGTGTTATTAGGTGAAGAAGGAACTGTTACTGTTAATGCGTAATTTCCTAAAGCACCGTATGTTGTAATAGTAAATGTCTGACCTGCAGTTAATGTTGGATTAGAATTTGTTCCTACGATTGCAGGAATAGATTGTTTCCATTCTTTAGCACCTAACTGTACCCAAATATTATCACTATTCTTAAAGAAGTACATGCTGTTGTTTAATGGATCTACTACTACTGGATCAATTGCATTAACTGCATAGCTACCTACATTACCTAAGCTTTGTAGTGGATAACCACCTGCTAAATCAACACTATTAGTAATAACGATTGGAGTCTTTAGACTGAATTTACCAGTAACTGAATTGAATTCATAGATGCCCCAGTTAGTAGTAGTTGTGTCTAACCAATATGTACCATCCGCTGGGTTACCCTTTGGACGACCTATTTGACCAACTAAACTTGCTAGGTCAATATCAGCACGTAGTACGTAGCAACGGTTTGTTGTTTCTAATAATGAATACGCAGCTAATAAGCCATATTCATTAAGTTCATATCCTTGGATCGGAGTACCGCTTGTTGTCTTATAAAAGAATGGGTTTCCGTATAGTGCTACAATATCTTTTTGACTTGTAACGATAAATGCTTTTCCTGCATTCGCTGCAGTAGTTCCAGATGCAACTGCTGTTCCTGCTGCATTTGCTTTATTCTTAGCTGTAGCTAAAACGATTAGCGGTACAGAATTAGATGTGGCTGGCAAGTAATTGCTTTGATCTATAATCGTTACTTCTACGCCTGGTGATGATAATGCCATTTTAATTTTTCCTTTATGTTATGATTGTGAGGGTTAACGCCCTAGTGTATGTTATTATTTATGATAAAAATTAGAAAATGAGGGAATGAAAACTCTTCCCGAAGAGCCACGATAAATACTAGCATGAACAGACCCATTTGCAAGATTTGCAACAAGAATTATTGTGCTGCAAACTATTATAGAGACGGAGTCAGACACTATCGCAGCAGGTGTGAGGACTGTAATCGCAAGAATAAAAAACTCAAGCCCAAAGAGCCTAGGTGGAAAAGTTTAGGGTACAAGAAAAAACCCACATGTGATATATGCGGGTTTACTAGGTCATATGATAGTCAATTATGTGTGTTTCATATTGACGGAAATCTTAACAATAACGAGTTGTTTAATCTACGTACTATCTGTTTGAATTGTATTGAAGTAGTCAAGCGTAGAGAAACTATATGGAAAAGGGGAGACCTTGAAGTTGACTAATCAATTATCTGTTTAATCTTCTCATGTAGGTCATCAATAGTTCCATCATTCTCAATCTCATAGTCAAACTTAAGCCCAACACTAGAATATTCACTAGGGTGGATTCCAAGCTTATGTAGTCTAGCTGTACTCAATGCCCAAGTCATATGTTTTGGACCTGTATTTGACGCAATAGCATCATTATACCAATCAGGTTGAGGACCACGATTAACACGTATTGTTATACCACCTAGTTTTTTGATTGTGTTTAACTCGTTAGGAAAACGTGAGTCCGTGAGTACAATATCATCTTTGCTTTGACGTAACTTATTTTCAATACTAGATACCCAAATATCAGTGTGAAAATGGTTGCGACAAACATCTGTTCCCCATTGCTGTAGTATCCATCTAGGAGTTAAATGCGGGATATTTAAACGTTCACTCCACCAAGGATCTACTTGTTCTCGCCATTCACGACTGTATTTGGTAGTGCCTTCAAGTAATTCTCTGTCCCAACCAAAGACATTTGATACTGCATCTTTTAATGATCCAGCCCAAGATTCTTTTTTGAAACCATGAAATGTAGTGAGATAGTTTGCTACTGTGTCTTTTCCAGACCCGATAAAACCGGTAACGCTGATAAGCATTTGTTCTCCTTGTATGCTGTAATTATATTACAAAACAGTGACGAATAAAAATGTTATGGTTAGCCGATTACCCAAGTATAAGGTTGACTATAATCAACAAAGTTCTTTAGGTCTTGTAATAATTGATCCTGCATTGCTTTGCCTTCTGCTTTAAGTGCTGAGCCATTCAATGAAGTGCCGCCAGCAGGGCCTGCAATACTAGCAAACTTTTCACGTGCTTCACCTAAGGTTAATTTTAATTGACTGAGTGTCCAGTCACCCAGCCATACACCAGCACCTGGATCTTGTAATAATACTTCTTCTGGTCGTTGAACGTCAGCCCAAATCAATATCTTTTCCCCACTTGCTTTAGGATCACGCACTAAACGTAGTAATTTAGTTACAGGATCGAATGTATAAATGACATAGCCACCAAACATACGTGCTGCTAATTCAATATAACCAGCGTAGAAGTCATATGTTGCAAGACCTCCTGCATAGTTATAGTTTAACAGATATGTGTTTAGAATTGCACTACTGAATGGATCAAAACTGCTTGATGATGGGCCTGTTTCAAGACCAACAGTACGACGGAAAACTTGTCTTACATTGATGAATTCTGCGGGAAGAGTATACGTATCAGTATGCTCATGTATTTCCATCAATGTGTAGCTTTCTGCTGTAGAGTTCTGCGCACGTTGGCGATATATTTTAACTGCATAGCGATATGCTGCTTCAAAATGTACAGGATCCAATTCTACATCAACAATTCCGTCACCTAAACGATAACGCAAGTCTTGAAACAGATTCTCTTTTAGTTGGTCTAAATTATAAGCAGACGGTGCTGGATTTGCTATTGCTGATGCCATGTGTGTTCTCCATATAATCTATTTATACGGAGAACCATGGATACTATAGATCGCCCTCTTTGCGATTTTCTGAGTAGAATGGATCGAATGATCCACTAGGATAACGTGATTCTAGTTTCTTTACGTTTTCTGCAATAACATCATTTGGATCTAGACCAAGCGCCCTACAAGCATTGATCCAGTACCACATAACATCACCGAGTTCACGCTTCATATGAAACACGTTTTCATCGGTTAGTGCTTTGCCTTGAAAAATTATCTTCTTAGGAATCTCAATAAATTCTCCGCTTTCTGCCGCTAGACCCATACATGCTGTAATTAATAAGGGTAAGTTTACGTCAGGACCATGCTTCATTTCGCCATCAAATAATTCATAGTTTGCATCTAGACGGTCTAATGTACTCATAAAAGTAGTTAGGTCTTTTGATGGCATACTAGTGACAGCACCCACAAAGTCTGAGTATCTGTTTAAATCAATGTTCTTCATTACGTTGTCCTAAAAACCACGCATCAACTAAAATTATCGCACCTGCTGAAAGTTGAAGTACCGCAGTTAATAATCCGCCGATTAGTAAATTACCTAATCCTGCCATAATATTCAATACGCCTATAACGAGACCAATCGTGTGACGGTTATTGGTGAACCAAGTATAAAATTTAATCATATTAGAA